CCTTGCCGCGACGTTTGTGGGTTATCGAAAATACCCATACGAACAAGACCAAAGTTCTTATTGTTGAACACGAGGTTGTTGAATGAGTAAGTGGTTGACATCAAGTCTGCGTAAGCACCCTCACCCCAGAAAGTCTTCTCCATCTGAACCTTGTTGATTTGGATATTAGCGTTCTGGTTGTAAGTCAACATGGCTGTTTCAATCTGAGCAGATGTTACGCCGCTAGTCCAAACCATGTAATTCTTTACAGAAGCATCTTGTTGAGTCAAAGCTCCTTCCAAAGCATAGAAGTCAGTAGTATTAATTGCACCGCCAGTATCTTCTACTTGACCATCAGCAAAAATCGTTGGGATCAAACCTGGAGTGGTTTGGAACGAAGTAGCAGAAGTCAAAGAAGTGTTGGTGGTAGCTTCACCGGCCAAGAAGGTATTTACGATTGCAACTTGATGTTCACGCTGCAAGTAGATGATATCGCGTGAGTTAGAGTACGGAGTTGCAGTACCGTTCTCAAGCTGAGAATACCACAACTGGTTGTACAATGACTCAGAGCTAGTCGTAATGTCGTGACGCATTGTTTGCAAGAACGAAGTCTTCACTTCATCAAACATAAACTTACCTGCTTGAGCAGTAGAGTTTTCAGGAACAGATACACCGACATAGAACAACAAGTCAGTAGCCGCGATAACAGCGCCTACGCCGTCTGTAGTAACAGGACGAACAGTAAGAGTAATACCGTCAGCTGCCTTAGCTGTGATTTGAACCAAAGCTCCAGATGGAGCGTGACGCCAAATCTCGTGAACTGTTGGCCAGGAGTAGAAATCTCCAGATCCAGTAGGAAGTTCTTGACGATCGCTAGTGTTCAATACGATAGTGTTGTCACCGGCAACAAGGGTTGCGCCAGTAGCAACAAGAGCAGGAACCTCCATGCGAGTCAACTCAAACCAACGAACGCGAGGATTGGTAGCAACCTCACGGTTACCAATACCGTTCATGATTTGGTTCATTGCGCTCCAATATTCATCACCGAAAGGCAAATATGCTACGGCGTCGAAGTCTTCTTTAATTGCGTCCCAGTTGTTCATAATTCCGCCGAAGGTCATCGCTGACGTTGACAACGGATTAATGGTGGGACTCTGTACAAATGCCATTTTATTAAGCTTTTTTAAGAGTTATTATGATTTAATTTTTTGAGACGGCAAAGGAAGTCCTCGTTCCAACAAATCTCTTTGTGCCGGAGTTAAATCCTTGGCGTCCAATGTTGTTTTGCCTACACGATTAACTGTTTTGGGTTGACCGTTGTAGACATCACGCACTACCTTTTTTTCGGTTTGAGCAGAAAGCGATTTGGCAATTTGAACTCCTAGATCCCCAGACTGAACCTTATGAATGAGGATTTGGTTCGACAACCATTCGCGTACCGCTTGTTTACCTTCCTTTGTGGCAGCATCAAAGGCTTGACCTAAATAGCCTGCATACTGTGACTTCAAAATCGACTCAATCTCTTCGTTTGAAACTTTTAACGAAACTTCCGTGTCGCCGAATTTGTAGGGGACTTCTTTTAGCTGTTTAGCGTAGGACTCTGCCTCGTTAAATGCTATTGTCTGTCTTTCCGCAATCTGCTTTTGATTCTGGCTCTTTAGCTCTTTTGCAAATGTAAAAGGATTTTTAACATCCTCAACTTCTTTTTTAGTTTTATTTATGATCTCTATTGCGTCAATAGCATCAGATTTCATAAGCGCTGAAGCATAATACTCCCCTTCTCCCAGGTTGTACTTCTCTCGAATTGCTTCTTCAATAGTCTGTTGACCTAATTGCTTGAACTTGTTTGGGTTCTTTACCGCCTCGGCAAGTATCAATGCTTTCAATGGATCCTCCATCAAAGACTGCTCGTTGGAAGATACAATTTGGTTTGCAACAGAAGCACTTAGACCTTTTTTACCAAAGGCTACAATAGTTCTGGCTTCGTCATTCCCGCCAAACGGGTCCTCAGCTTCTTGCAAGAGCGCAATACCTTCCTCTATATCTTTCTGCCTTTCAGCAAGTTCTTCTGCCAGGCTTTTGTAAGAACGAAGCTGTTCAAACTCAGTTTTGAAAGAATCCTCGCTTTCGTATCCATAGGTAGCAAACCAAGCCTGTTCTGCCGGCGTAGCCTGATCGGTTACTTGTTCGGCAACCTGGTCGGCTACTTGTTCGGTTACTTGATTGTTCGCTTGTTCGTTTTGGGTTTCAAATTCGTTGTTTTCCATAATCTTATACTATTCCTGTTATTTCGTTTCCGTATTGAGCCTCGAGAGTTGCCTCGAGTTGTATCTGTTCGAGTGTTTGTTTTCCTTTTAGTAATTGAACCTGATAATTGGCATCCGCCTTCATCTTGGCAAGCTCCTGCTCTTTCATCAGTTCCATGTTTGCCATTTCACGCTGCTTCATGATTTCAATCTCAGCAAGCTGCATTGCGGTTTGACGTTTTGCTTCCTCAGCCATCATAGCTGACTGCTGCTGGCCTTGGATTGTCTGTTGAAGCATTTCCTGGGCATTCTTCTCCTCGCGCTGGCGTGACTCGGCTTCTTGAGTGGCCATAAACCAAAGAGCTTCGTCAATGTCTCCGTTTTTCAGAAGTTGTGCAACGTGCTCCACGTTTGATGGAGACAAGAGTACACCGCCGTCCTTTGTCGGTATCTGCGACATCTGTATCGCTCTTTGAAGAATAGAACTCTTTTCTTTCTCGTTTGGCAAAGACTTTACAGTTATAGCCAACGCATCAAGAGAAATGCCCTCCAGCTCATCTATTGAATTGATCATAGACTTACCCAAAATAGACTCGTAAAACTCACGTATCTTAGAATCGTACTCTATATCTATTCTGGCTTGATGGATTATACGCTCGCCAACCTTGCGCTTGAAGTTTCGTTCAGATTCTCTAAGCGGCCAATTCGCATGATTGCCAGCTTGATAATCTTGCTCAATCACGCCAACTAGCCTTTCTGCGCTTTGATCAGGGCTTGCGGCCATGGCATCTGGTATGCCCATGGTGTCCTTGATCATCATCTGCAAATTGGCTATTTGCTGTATCCATTCGGCTCCCTGTGGACCCAAACCATTGTCCATTTCCTGCAATGGCTGTGATACATATTTACCGGTCGCGGCATTAAACTTAGTTGCCACTACCTGTATACCATTCTGCCTGTGTACGTGAACCAAATCAAAAAGATCATATTCTACGCCACCAATCTTGATGTTAGCAGCTTCTCCGACATCAATTCTGTATCCCTTAGGAGCGGCAGCCCAAACAGCTGCGCGTAATTTCAGCATGGCGAACATCAAGTCGTCAAGCAAACCTTTTACGCTTCTGGTTGGGGATTGACCCGGTATGCGGTCTATTACATAAGAACTCATTGGGCTTAGGCCCTTCTGCATCTGATTTGGTTTTTTACGCCAATCGTAAATGCGGTCAAGTCCTGTTCCTGAAATAATGTAAGAGCCCTCATACCAATAGTTGCAACTTACTTCATCGTAAGTATCGCTTGGGTTCTTCTTCTTTTCCTCTACTGGCTTATTGTTGCGTAGGTACGTAGCGTATCCCTGCTTGTTTGTTCTTTCTACGTACTGCTTGTAGTCAGTAGAAAGATACTCGAACTTCAAAACGTATACTTTAAAGTCCATCCAAATCCAGCGATTGGTTGTAGCGTCCTTACGCTCAAATGCCCAAACCGGGATCATTGACGCATCCGTCTGATACGGAACATAAGACTTTGCCATCGCCTGTATCTGCTTCTCGTCAAACCCAGCTTCTATCAGCTTGGGGTATATTGACTGTATGGTCTCAATTTCAATGTGACCTATCGCAACGGGATCTTCTTGGTTGTCCTCGTTCCAGAGCATGACCAATCGGGCGGGATCAATGTATTGAACTTTAACCTGTCCTGTAATTGGATCGTTGTAAATCTTGGCAGCTCGAAAATGATAGTCTATAGCGTCCCTGTTGATTTCATTCCTCATAAAGTGCCAATTGGAAGCCCTAAAGCCTGATTCGGCCAGCTTCTCTAAAGCAACTTCATATTTAGTTTTAAAAAACCCAAGTCGATCAGCCATCTCTATCATGCTATCGTCCTTGGGTACAAAAGGAACATCAAACTCCGGAAGACCGAGCTCCCGCATCAACGGGTTCGTAAAATTTGTTTTAATGTAGATATCATTCTTCGCATAATTCTTTTTGTTGATGATGTTTTTATCAAGAGAAACACAATCAAGTTTATAATCGTTATCCGCAAGAATTGATAGAAGAACATTTGTTAGCTTTTTCATGGGAGAGAAAATGTCGTAGCTAATATTAGCCATTGCCTTTCTCTGCGCCTTAGTCATGCCCCTGGTTGTCTGTACTGCTTCGGCTCCCCCGGTAGATTTGTTTCCAATTGGGGATCCGTTAGAAAACCAGTTTTTATATTTTTCATTGTTCTGAATGCCGGAACCATAATTTCTAGTCTCCTGCATTTCAGATAGTTGATTAAAAGAAAAGTAAGCACCGCCGGAGCAGTAACGAGAATACAACGCTCTACCGCATCGCAAGCCAAAATCGGGCTTCAACTTCTCTATCTCTGGTACATTGTCTTCGGGGAACAAAACCCCGCCGGCCAATTGAGGCAGTATCATATCTTACAAATTTAAGTAATCAAACACAAATGTATGAAAAATTATCATAAATGGTTGAAAACAATCAGTCTATTTCAAAAAACGAGAATCCGCCTTTAACCTCTACAGGCTGATACGCCTCCTTGTAAAGGTCTGGCATTCTGCTTTTTATAGCTCTCATGCACCATCCTGTCGCAGCGCACAAGTCATGGTTTGTGAGATCGTCAATACCCCTCATCTGACTCCATTCCTCGATTATCTCCCACATCTTCACGTACTTAACATTGTTGTTAAAGTAGGTCATGATATCCCCAGCCATCTCGTTCTTCTCAGCCTCTCCTGCCCATACTCCGGGCCTTGAGTCCTGCTTTCCATCAGAGCCCAGGTCCTTCAAAAGGTATCCGTCAAACCCGTTGTCCCTAAAGTATTCTACAAGGGCCTCGCCATCGGGCCATTCTGGGTAGACGTAAGCCCCAAGGAATACAGCTGCCTTCAACCATTCTTCATGGTACTCAGCTTTATCCTCGGTTTGTCTGTTGTAAATCAATATCCAGTCATTGCTAACCCATTCGTTTCTTGGCTTACTGTCTGGATCTACTTGACTATCTCGCTTATAGAAAACAGCCGCTGCCGCATTTGACTTCTTCTTACCTACCGTGTTTCGCTTATGGAACTTTACCGGGTCACAGCAAAGGAAATACTTGTTCATTACGGATGGGTCGGGAGCGTAAATAACACCTTTTTCTTTTGGCGGTATGTATCCTTCCTCTGCCGTAACAATTGTTTTTCTATTACGCATCTCGTGCGGTGGCAGGTAGCTCATAGTCCAACTACCCTTAGGGTCGTTCTCTACGTATACGTCCCCGCCGAACTTATCTCCGATCCACTTGAAGTTGATCTTCGTAGAAATTGGTGTTCGGGAAAACTTGAGTTCCGATATGCGATCACGCATCTTCTCAATAGGCATACCCATGTCCTTGGGTATTACAGCAAACGCTTGCTTCCATGTCATTGGGAAGTTTTGCTGCAACTTGATAAGCTTCTGCCATTCCCGCTTGCGCTCGAAATAGTCCGCCTGGTTCAATAGATAAGACTTGGCTCCCTTGGTAATCCACTTGCCTTCGTTGGACATAACCGGTTCCGATGGATCGTCAATAATGCTTGCCCCATACTCGTCGATGTACCCCTCCACTGCGTAGTAACCGGGAAGGAAGAAGTTGATGAGTCCTGACGGAGTTGTTCCGTTCTCGTTACGATCAGAGAAATGCGAGTCGTTGGCAATATCAAAGAATTGTGCTCCACCACCCGTATCCATATCACCTACTGTGGACGGCATGATACAGAATCCGCGAATATTCTCGCCTCGCTCGATTGCTGGCTTCATCGTGTTGTACCACCACGTCGGGATGTTTTGGTCTGCCGCCTTCGCATCCGTTTTCTTCGCTGGCTCGTCACGGTAGACAAAAGCAATTTCCGCTTCACCGTCCGCCGCTTTCTCCGTCGAAGGGAGCGGCGTGATGAAGCATTCCATTTGTTCTGGGATAATCCCGGCTCTGGCTGCTGATGCAATTGCTCCTTCATATTGAAAACGCAAGCCCTCCTTGGCTTCTATTCGGCCACGGTAGTACGGGCGAAAGAAGAAAGGCAATTTGCTTACTGGTGTTTGAATTTGCTTTATGAATATCTTGTTTACCGCCTGATCCTCATTCATCGCCTGGATGATAAAGGTTTGGTCGGGCATATTTAGTGTTCCCCACGTACAGAAACAACAAGCAATTGCTGTCTTCGCGATTCGTCGCCCGGACACAAAGTTGATTCCATGCACCGTTCTCTTGCCTTTTGACACTGTGATGTTTAGGTTTGGTTCCATGAAATACTCAACATTCATCTCGTTCATTTCCTCAACCACCTTTTTTACATCTTGGTTTGAGTATTTTGTTTTTACCACACCATCTTCCCTGTAGATAATCTTGTGCTTATAGAATGCGTCTTCTGTGCTATAAGCGTACATGAACAGGTGAAACATCTTGCGCTGGTAATCTCGGTAGTCTGGCCGGTTGTTGTTCTTGCCAAAGTTCTTTACTGTCCAAAAGTTCAAAAAGAAATAGTTTGCCCCGTTTATGTATGTAGGTTTCCCTTTAATGAAACACCAATACCCAACGTACCTGCGCTTGATTTGGAGTTTGATCCACTCAATCTCCATAGCATAATACTTCTGATTGGACTCAATCTCCTCGTAAATATCTTCAAGCCTTACGTCACCTACTTCCTTGTATTTGGACTTGTTGGTTGCGTGCTTTTTATTGAAGACCACTTCGTATATCAGCTTTATCTTTTCGGGAATTTCCTGATATTGAAACTTTTGCTCTCTCGGATACATTCCGTATCCATCCACGTAAGTAAGAGCTTCTTCCCTTGTGACTTCTCTTTTTAAATGGTGTGAATACCATTCCTCCAAGCGCGGAAGCGGGATGCGGATTGTATCCAGCTCATCGTCGTCTTCATGAAACGAAACGTATTTATCTTCCTCCTCGTATTCGTACTTCATGGTATAATACTTTATGGTATAATCTCCGGGAATATTTCTTTTTTCTCACGCCATATACGGCTATAGTGCTCTGGCTGTATGCCCAAGTTCTCTGCGCGAACCGAAAACGTGATTGCCTTTTGCAAGGTTATACTCACCTCATCATTCATGATTCGACTACGAGCATCTACAAGCGTTTGTCTCCAACTCTCAAGCCCCGCTTGGAAGTTCTTATCGTCATTAGACCTATCAACAGGCTGAGTCAAAAGTGCTCTTTGCAATGCGGATATTCGGATGTCAGCCGTACTCATAATTGAGTAGTCCTCCGAGCATTGTAGGCGGGTGAATACGATGTAACGCTCCACCGCCCAGTCCACATTCATCATGCAGAGCTGGGCGTACCCGTTGTCCGGATCCGTATCATCAACCATGATATTCAGCTTGTTCAAGGTATATCGTTTGCGCTGGTTGATGTCCGGATACGCGTCCTTCACGGGAGTACCTGGAGCGAACATATATATGAGATAGCGTACAATCTTGTCAGCGCTAACCCCTTCAGGAAGATCGTCAGATCTGTCGAGAATGTGGGCTTGACTAGCCAGGTCCGAGAAGCGGTAGATTACCGACTCGTCATCCGGGATGCCTTCAATGTTGTACGATATTTTACTAAAGTCTAATTTTATCATTCTTCAAATGCAAGTATTACTCGAGGCTGGAACCGAACAAGGTCAGTGCTGTTCGCAAGTGTTGAATCAAGAGCTATTGCAAATGTCTCTTTCAAACAAATAATATCTCCCTTTTTAACGTCACTATTTGTCCACACATCAGGCTCCCTGTATTTAGGTTTTCTAGACGGAACAACTTCTACTGATATTCTTGCTATTTTAGAATCAGGCAAAAACAAAGAGCCATACGTTCTGTCGTTTGGTATTCTCCTGCCTATGATATATCCGTTTAAACTAACGATTTCATCATTTCTTTTTGCCGCAAAAATAGACCTTGCCGGGATCAGTAGATATGTTTTATCTCCTATGATGATACCGCCCTCCTTCTCTTCAAGCCGTTCCCTGGAGTACGAAGAGTCAAACCAAACCTCATCCCCAACCAAGCCATCAAACTCGCAATCAAAGTCCCATCCGTTATAACCAAGTTCTTTTTCAGGCAACTTTACGATTTTGCCCCGGCGAACCGCTTGCTTTGCTTCGTGGTTAATCTTGTTTGGATCAGCCTCCTTTTTCTGAGACATCATCATCTTCATGTACTCCTTCCTGGCATTCTCGTCCTTGTACCTAGATTTTTTCAGAGCATTAAGGGCGGACATCATTTCGTTTATAGAAAAGTCATCCACATGGTCTTTTACGCTAGTGACAAGTTTCAATTTACCTCCATTAAACTCCACCTCATCTTCTACCATGGTGCGAATCTCAACCAGGCATTCTCCGTTTAGTAGTCGTAAACTGTCTATGTTGATGCTGTCTAAATTCATTTCTTGGACTGTTTGTATATTTCAAAAAGCTGCTTTTGCGTTTCAAAGTTCTTTTTGCCAACCGGCATTTTTCTCTTTATCTTATTCACGCCTCTTCTCAATGATGAATAGGTTCCAAACAGATTTATTGCGTCCCAATTACTCATCAGGCGCTCAACATCCTTCATGTCTGTCTGCTCTCGCTCAATGTAGTATTCGTAAACCTCTATGATTTTGAGGTAATTACTTTTTGTTTTTGTCCTTATCATAATGCTCTTTCAGTTTTTGGAAGTAGGTAGATCGCTTGATGCGAACCTCAACCTCCGTCTTGCCCATCTCTTCTAAAGTAGATTTGTATCTCTGTATGGCTTTTTCCACCTGATCCAAATCAGAACTTGTTATATTGGGGTTGCAATACAACAGGTTTCTTCTGGCCGGGCTTGCCATGGGTGTGAATATCTTCATCACCTCGTATATCTCTATCTTGTCATCAATCATTGTTTTGACAATAGAGATAGCTCTTTTCCAATTATCAATGTTACTCATAAATAAAAGCTACGTCTCGTTCATGAACAGTGTACACGTCAAGACCTTGAATTTCAACCTTTTCAATTTTACCAATTACACAAAGTTTTTGGCCTACTTCAAAGTCTAACCCAGCACCAACATGGGTTACTGTTACGTCCTTTTGTTTTTTGGAAATCTTATCTACCGTAACAAATAGTCGTCCGTCTGGTGGTCTTAATTTCGTCATAATGCAAATATACGAATAAATCACACAGTGTCAAGTTCTTGCTTGTAAACAAGACTATTTTGCGTAAATTTGCGCTATGTTTATCTGCTCAATTATACTAGTCCTCTTATCGCTTGGGTTTATGATGAAAAACTCCATATATGGCTGTGGAAAAAGATGTTACAAGACCCGTAAGGAAGCTCAGGAAAAATGCGATTATGATCAGAAGGTTTATATGTGCTGGGAATGCGAAACATGGCACATAAAAAATAATGAAGAAAATCCTTGACAACCTCGCGTGGTTGTTTTATGTTTGCCAAATATTCCGCCCCCCGTTTGCTAAAGAACCACAGCAACCGGGGGTTGGAAGGTGGTTACAAATACTAACCAACTCAAAAGCTCGCAAAGTGGTTCTTGCGAGCTTTTTTTATCTTATGAATACAGGACAAATTGTTAAAGGGAAACGCAAGCATGACTTCGCGATTATCCCAAACGAAATCTCACAATCCAATCAGCTTACAATGGAGGAAAAGGGAATGATGTGCTTCCTTCTTTCACTTCCGGACAATTGGGTGCTTTACAAGAAAAATATGTACGATCAACTTCCAGACGGCAAACACGCAATTGACCGTGTGTTCAAGTCCTTGCAAGACAAGGGGTACGTGCTTAGTTGTCGTTATATGGATGCTGCTACGGGAAGGATGCTAGGTTGGAATCATATTGTGTATGACGAACCTCATGTTTGCCGAGAAGCGGATTTACCGACATCTGGTTTTCCCGTTGTCGGTGATATCCAACAGTCGGGTAACATCGATATATATAAAGAAACAAATACCAACAAAGAAACAATAAAATACAAATACGCATTTGAGGACTTTTGGCTTGCATACGACAAGAAGGTGGATAAGAAACAAACTCTTGCTGCATGGAACAAATTATCTGATGCGGACCGCACACTTGCAGTAGAGGGTATGGGAAACCACAAGAACGGGCGAGAACGCAAGTATTGGAAGGATCCGGTGCGTTATCTTCGCGACAGAAGGTGGGAAGACGAAACAACAACAACGAACTTAAAACAAACAAACTATAGCTATGACCCCAATGACGCAAGGAATAAATGGTAAAGTATCCATCTACAAAGACTTCAATGATCTGCAAGGACACACAATTAGTGTATTGGGCGCACTTGAACGAATTAGGACTGGAAAATCAAAGACACTTGTTGAGAAGGCGAGGGAAGCCAAAACCAAGAAAGAGGCGGACGAGTTAAAAAAGAAACTTCCTGCGGTATGCTTCAGTGGCGTTTTCAATAAACGCAAGGATTCTGAGCTTGTCGAACACTCAGGATACATCGTGCTTGATTTCGATAATGTCCCAAATATCACCCAAAAGAGAAATGAATTGTGCGCTATAAGACACATTACCGCAGTTTGGGTTTCACCCTCTGGAAAGGGCTTAAAAGCGCTCGTCGAAATTGAGTGGAAAACCAAACATAAAGAGCATTTTGATGCACTAATGGCGGAAATGCCCGACATCGACAAGACTGGTCGCAATGTTTCACGCCTTTGCTTTGAGTCGTATGACCCTGATCTGTACTACAATCCGAATGCAGAGGTTTATAATAATTTACCTGTAAAGAAGGCTGACAGGAGGTTGCCACAACAGACAACCACCGAGACGATTAACGATGACGATAAGATATTCCAAAACCTTTTGACGTGGATGACGTCCAAGGGCGACGCCTTCCGTGAGGGGGAGAGGAACCACTTTGTTTTCAAGTTGGCCGCAAGCTGTTGCCGATTCGGGATGATGGAAGAGACCTGCTATGGCCTGATGATGATGCACGTCACCCCCGACTCTAGCTTTAGTCAGAAGGAATGCCGTCAAGCCATCCGTAGTGCGTACAGGGCTAACATGAATCAATGGAACACAGCTGAGTTTACCAAGGACCAGTTGGTTAGTAAGGCTAACCATGCGGAGATTAATATCGTAATCACCGCAGAAGATGCGGAGAATATTGCCGCAGAAGATGTGATCTACGCCGAAGAGGTAATTGAACAGGCCGCTGAGATTTACCACAAGGGCTATCAGGCAGCAATGCCACTTGGCGTTCCGTTACTCGACAAACACTTCAAAAGAGTCAAGGGAGAATTAACAATTGTTTCCGGAATAGGAAACTATGGTAAGTCATCATTCATGAAATGGGAGATGATATTCCGCATGGTTAAGTTTGGCGAGAAGGTGGCCATCTTCACCCCTGAGGAATTACCGGCGGAGCAATTCTACCACGACCTGGTGGAGATTTACTTTGGTAAAGATTGTACACCCAACAACTACAACAGACCAAGTTATGACGCGTACATGAAGGTGTACAAAATGATTGGTGAACATATCTTCATGGTATACCCAAAGAACGTGAGCCCAACACCTGACTATGTGAAAGAGGTTTTCCTTAGTATGATTATCAAGCACGGTGTGGACCGTGTGATTATCGACCCATTCAATCAAATGGCAAACGACTACAGCAAGGGTGGTGGACGCAGCGACAAGTACCTTGAGACCTTTCTTTCGGACTGCACGCGCTTTGCCCGAAAGAATAACGTATACTTTGACATCGTGGTTCACCCGCACAAGATGAGAAAGGGAGATGACGGGAACTACCCGTGCCCGGAGGTGTTTGATCTTGCTGACGGAGCCATGTGGAATAACAAGGCCGACAACATCATCATCTACCACCGACCGTTTGCTCAGACGGCCCCGGAAAGTCCTTTGTGTGAGTTTCACTCCAAGAAGATCCGCAGACAGAAGATAGTTGGAATCAAGGGATTCTTTGATTTTGAACTTGTAAGGTCTACTCGCAGGTTTACGTTCGAGGGCGTCGATTACCTTCGTTTGGCGATCGAGGGTAAATATGTACAGTCTGAAATCAAGCAGCCAACCGCCATAAAACCGAACAAGAGTTGGACTGACTCAAAAGAAGTAAAGGAATGGGAAGAAGACGCAGGACACCCTAACGGGTATAAAGAAGCCTGGGAATAATCATTAATACCCAAACGGGTATAAATGTAACAATTTTTTTCTTGCATAAAAGAAACATATATGCTACATTTGCGAATATAACCAATTAATTAATCATAAAAATTATGGGATTAAATCAAGGTGGTTCATCAAACCGTACTTACCTCAGTATATCTGGAGGTAAGATCGCCAAGCGCGTTCCTGAGGGAACAGCTGGCGCAATTAAGTGTAACAGCAAGGACGGCACGAAGGTGTGGTATGAGCAGCGATTTGCTTCGCTCTCTGGCTACATCGTAGACGTGTTCAAGCGTGTATCCGAACAAGGTTACGGCGATCAGCTGTGCGTTGTTCTGAAGGATGGCTCAGAGGAGTATCAAATCCAAATGCCGTGGTCATCACGCTACTCTTCAGGTTTCTTTTTGTCAATGCCTAACATCGACGCCGGTAAGGAGATTACTCTTACACCGTGGTCTAAGGAAATTGACGGCAAGACTCGTACAATGCTATACCTCCGTCACGGACAGGAGGACATCAAGTGGGGATGGACCAAGGACAACCCCGGCAATATGCCAGAGATGAAGCAGATCAAGGTAAAGGGGCAGGTTGTGTGGGACGACTCAGAACGCCAAGAGTTCTTTGAGAAGCACCTCAACGACATCTTCATTCCGCAAATCAAGGCTGTGAGCGCTGTTAAAAAACTAGACTCTCACGCTCCGTCTTTGCCAAATGATTTTGACGACGACGGATTACCATTCTAACCTTAACCAAAGCTGTGGCGGGGGATAAATGCAAGCTAACCCGCCACGGCTTTAAACCTAAACGAAATGAGATACACATATAGAGATTTAGTTGAATTAGTTCACGTAACCAAAAGAGCAGACTTTACAAAGATTTACGAATACCTGCACAAGGTAGATAGCCCACAAGAAAATGATTTGCTGCATAAAATCAGTGATCACTTTAAGGTCCCAACAAGCGACATTAAGAGCCCCAAGAAGTACGCGGAGATAGTGCTTGCCAGGCAAATGTACATGACCACAGTAAAAGTGTGCACCACCAAAACGCTGGCTGAGGTTGCTCGTTTGGTACATAAGGATCACGCAACGGTGTGTCATGCCCTTAAAACAATCAAAAGAGATTACGAATACAATGCTGTAAGGCGTAATAAAATTCGCCACTTTATAGCAAAACTAGACGAGGCCAAACAAGAACTATTATTAGATTTTTTCAATGAACGGAACCCCAATATACTTGCCGCCTATTCCATCGACGTTGACCGAGTTACAGCATCTTCGGAATCTGAGGCGTAAGCTTCTTGCAGATGATTTGGAATACCCCAAGAAAGGTGTATACAAGCCAATGTATAAATACAAACGAGATAAGTCGCTAATGCGTCTGATTAACAACAGGCTATATGAACTTACAGGAAATGATATGTATCTTTGGCTTGGTGGAAGTTATGATGAACTCAAAAAAATAGAAGATGGGCAGAATTGAAATAAAAGACGCACGCCGGACAATAGATGGCAAGAAGATAAATGCTTTTCGCGTCAAGACTATTGGCGAGAACAACGAGATACTACAAGTGTCCGAAGTGCTTAATAGCATTGATAGCGTAAAGAAACATTTAAGAGCAATGGCGATAGCCTGGGGTAGTTCTGGGGATTGTGAAGTTGTTGACTGCACATACCGTGGCAAATTTGAGGGAAAGACAATACACCTCAATGAGTATGATAAAGTGAAATTTGAGGAAGTTTATTGATGTCTACTATCGAGACAAAGACGTATCATAAGTACGACTGGATTCAAAAGGGGATGGACAAAACAATGTATATTTGTACACCGGCGACATTAATCATAATGGGAGACATAGACCCAAAAACATACTTTATATTTTGGAACTAAAGAAATCATTTATCCGATATATGTTGGAATTGCCCAACATCACGCTGACCTCATTTTTGATCGCGTTTTTTATAGCCCTGGCAATTTCAATAGCTCAGCAAAACTATGCAAGCGCATTAGGATGTTTCCTGACAATTGCAACTATCCTACCCATAAAATACATGGTGTGGAAGAAGCAGAAGCAGGCAGAAAATAAAAAGCACAAAGTCATCGTAATCAAAAGAAAATGAGCAAACTAAAAAAGTTTGTTGATACATTTGCTGAGTTGCGTGTCATAGCGCAAGTTCAGTTTGTTTTAATCATTTCGTTTGTGTGAACCGCTCCTAACAAGGGGCGGTTTTTTTT